GCCTGCAGCTATAGATAAGATACCTTGAGCAACTCCATCTAACAACGGTGTTGCTATTGGAATTGGCGCGGCTGTTGAATTAGCTTTAGCTTCACCCGAAGCAAAGCCTGGTACATTGAATTGGAGTTGTGGAATATAGAACTCCACTTCATATTCAACATACATCTCACCTATATTACTAGTGCCAGCTGGCACTTGCTGTGAAGCCACAGTTAAAAAGCCTACGTTATTAAGACGTATATCTGTGCCTACTGGGTTTGAACCTATAGTCACAAATCGCTTTTGCAAAATTTTGTCTGCTCTATTAGCATTGCAAATTGCTTCTGCCCATGGTGAAGTGCGTACTGCACCCTCATAAGCCATAAGCACTGCTTTGCTAGGCGCTACAGAATCTGCTGCATCGTAATCAATTGCCATCATCAACGAGCCAGGTGTTACTGTTGAACATATTGGCTCGTAACAAAATTTAAGTTTTCTAAACATGTAGCTTTCATAATTAGCTGCAATACCACTCAACCATGGGAACATTATGTTGTTACCAGGGTTGATTTGTGTCACTTGCGCTGAATAGGCATCCGAACCTACTACATCTTTAAAATACTCGCGATTGACTATTCTGACACTGTTACTTTGTAAACCTGATATTCTCGGCTTACCAGTTACCATAATAGAAGCTGTTGCGATTGGAGCTGTTACTTTTCGTGCATTGTTAACTGCACCCTTATTTTTATTGTTTTTGCGCATCTTAGCGCTCATAGTTTTACTTACGTTAACCATTCTCTTGTTTAATCGATTTGTCTAGTCACCTGATAAACTAGACATTGGGGGAAGTCCTCTTCTTCTTGTCAACGGGTTTCGATGTTCGACCCGAGCCACTTTTGTGGGTAATTTTAATTTTATTAGGTTGCGTCGGTGTTTCTGACACTACCTTGTTTGGATGTTCAAACATACAATTAGTGCGACGGCAAGGTTGAAACCGTTCATTATAGCGACATATTTGATTATCTTTACCAGGTATGATGATCCCACGATATGCTACACTCATTTCAGATTTTGGTGTATCTTTAATTAATTTCTCAATATCTAAATCGTCAAATTGATTGACTTTAGATAATTGATCTATGTAATTTAACAAATCACCTTCAGTTATTCCCAAATTTTCAGCTACAACACTATAAATTTCTTCGTAACGTGGAGTTACAAAGGGAGTATCGTACTTCTGCCAATACGAGCGATCAAATAATTGTTCCTCAAATTTCTTCTCAAATTTCTCTGTAGAGGCACTATCTTTGAACACTCGCAATATGGCTTCAGCCCAATCTCGTAACAATGGTGTTTGTGAATCTGTAATTAAAATACCTTTTGCTTTCCTGCGTAAGGCTATAAAATCTGGTACACTAGCTGGTGAACTTGATAAATGTAATTTGCTGATAGTTCGTCGTACATCAGCGATACACTCCATAGTTTCCCATGGGTTTACAAAAATCCGTCCTAAGAAAGGCACACTGTTGCCTGGTAAAATAGTTTCACATTTCAATTTTAAACCCATTTTGGAGGACACTTTCTCTAATAATTTGGTATCTATGTTAAAATCGAGTGAATCATCTCCTCCATAAACACCTAAATTATTATAAGCTTGAACTATAGACTTACCACTTAACCGTAATGCGATGTAGGATTTTAATGCATTTGGTATGGTATTATGTAATGTTGTTGCTGAAGAACCTGTATTATTTATATAATTTATCACATACTCTACACCAAATTTGGTATAGCCTTTCGTAAAATTCTCCAACAATTGCATTTGCATTAATTCATTTTCCAATGTATTAACTACTCGCAATTTATCATTTCGTTGTAAATCCCTTAAGTCTGTTACATCTCCAAAATAAGCTCGCAATAAGAAATCTGAAGCTTGTATTGTGTACTCATTGTGCGTGGCATCCATCCTAGAAAAATCTTCGGCAATTATGGGCAATTTCGGTTGACATTTGACCATAATATTTTCAGCTAACACTTTAGGGTGTATCTTAAAAGCATACCAATGTGTGTGTGCTAATACGTTATTACAAAATGCGTGTACGAATTGGCCCATACGTAAATTATGGCTCATAGGTAATGTCGAAATATTACGTGGTGATGCAAATTTACAATAAGCTTCCGCTTTCATAAATGAAGCAACTTTCCAAGTTACATCAAACATAAAATTACGACATCTTTCTATTAAGCTACGTTGGGTTGAACGTTTCATTTTCTCTAACATAAAAGCAAACTCATAAGGTACTCCTTTACCGAAATTCTTTCTATCTATTCTTTTTATTTTACCATCCACAT